GTGGGACTTGCTGCGGCCAACCAAGCCATCGCTCGAGAATTCGCAGTTGACCTTCCCAATGGTCTTCCTCTGCCCATTTACCGCAATTATATCCGAACTGAGGCAAATCGCTTCTTCGGTATGACTGTGGGTCGCTCAGTTTTGTCCAGCACTCATGCCAGCGCACGTTGGTTGGAACAGATTGACCAGTGGGAGCTGAAGAATCAAATGGCCATGGGATTTTCCCGACTTATGGAGGATTTCAACTACCCAAAACTCACATCATACGCTGACACACATCCAAAGTGGATATACAGGGAAGCCTGTATCGACTTCATGACGTACGAGAACTTAGCAACTTCACGCACGTGGTTGTCCAACATTACCCACGTTAAGAAAGCGTTGCGAAAGATGTTTGTTGAGAGGGAAGTCATCCATTCGGCGGAGGAAATCATGGTAAGGCAGGTTGAAGCCAAGGTGAAGAAGGAATTCGCAAAGGTGGGTAAAGTGCCCAGATTGTTCGTGACGTATGGTGGTGGTTGTATGTATGCCAATGAATTACCGGAGTTTGCAAAGGTTTGTTTGGACGGTATGAGGGAATTCAAGAACAACGGCATTACATTCAAAATCACTATATTCGCAAAACCATCTTCCACAAAGTTGACTAAGTGTTTCAAAGACCTAATCCATGCTATGCAACGGAGAGATGAAGTATACATACTTATCTACTCTGACGATAGCGTTTGGACCGGCAACATCAACGGCGTAGATTTCGCGTTCAACGTGGACATCTCAAGCTGTGATTCCGGAAACAAAGGAGGAGTTTTTGGCTTAATCTACTTGTTACTCTCGAAGTTTTCGCCCGAGCTAGCCTTGGGCCTCGTGAGCCAATGTGGAAAGACAATCCGCTTAGCGAATCCAGAGAACGAAGACCATTGGTGTGATATAACAATGGCATCCCTTTTTGAGGGTTCAGGAACAGTGTTGACAACGATCCTGAATCACGTCGCCATGTACATGGTTGCTCAAGCTGCGGTGGCAATTTTCGCCCAGCTAAAGCATACGATAACGTCGTGGCAAGTTGTCCAGGAGCTCATAGTTCGCTCAGGAGAAGCCTTCGGGCATGTCCTGTCTGTGGAACCGGCTATGAGTTGCCAGGGTTTCATTCCCGAAAAAATTCAGTTCCTCAAACGCTCCCCAATGCAAACCGAAACAGGTGAATACATCCCGGCCATGAATTATGGTCCAATTTTCCGGGGTTTTGGTAGTGTAGAGGGGGATTTGACTGCAGAGATGGTTGGAATTTCAGCGGTTAAATTTTCGCAGCTTTCAAGAGATGAG